GTTCATTACTGGTTTAAAGTCACCATTTGTTCTTGTAAATTGTGCCATTTTAAATTTCCTTATGTTAGTTGAGCGCAAGGCTCATACTATTATTTATACAAAATGGCAAAAAAGTTGGGTTTAGGCTCGGCCTGCTAAGTTTTGGGCACTGAAGCCCATACGGTTTACAAACTTTAAGCCTTGACTAACAAAACCTTCTTGTGTTCTTGTTCCGTCTTTTAAATATCCCTGTACGGGAGCAGTTTCAGCAGCACTATCTAACTGAGGCACTACATTCATTTTAAGATTGTAAATGTCTATCCAAATCTTAAAAATCTTAGCAATTTTATCACGGTTGCCATCTAAATACCCAGGCACATGTTGCTTAGTATTTGGATCAGTATAACCCAATAACTTTCTACGCATACTATCAGTCATTGGACGACTATTTACATATTCAAAAAATCCATCTACTAAATTGTTCAAATTGCGTGATACAATCTTTTTATTAATATAACTTGTAAATAAATTTGTGAAAGCATCTATTGCTTGAGGAGGCTTGCTAAAAAACTCATCTAAATCAGGACCATATTCCCGTTCACTTGATAGTGCTTGATTTAATAAAGCTTTATCTAAACTTAATTTTGGTACTACAGGCATACTTGCAGGTAAAATAGCTAACTGCTTACTTTGTTGTAAACCACCTGTAGTCCCGTTTAATAACGAACTATCATCTGTACTTTGTGCATCTGCAGGTATTGTTTGATGAACAACTATACCAGCAATTTTATTTTGAAAATACTTTTTACCTACTTCACTAGTTGGATCAACCGTATACTTAATACCCTCAGGATTAGCTTGGAAATGATATAAACCATCACGCTGAGGTTGTAACTTTTGTGAAAATAATAAATCACCCCAATAATAACCTGGCTTCTTAGGTGTTATAGCTTTCAAATCATCCCAAATATTATACAATATTTCATGCAAACCAGTGCGGTTTACTCCACGCTCTTGGTCATACTTAGCAAATTGTTCTGGGCTATGAATATATCTAGCAGGGCTATTTACGCCCTTGTTAAACATATGTTTATCCATTATACTAAATTTACCGTCAGATCCATATCCCCAAATTAACGCAGGATATCCATCCCATTTAATTGAAATGTTTTTAGGATTTTTTACAGTATCAATAATAGCTTGTATTGCTCGTTGAACTCCAGTAGATCCTTGTAAAAATACAAGGTCCTCAGGATGATCCATGTGACCTTTAGCCTCGTTTAGAGGTTTACTAGTAAGTTCAATTTTATTAATTATTGAACGAAAATATTCATAATCCATTTTTATCTATACTTATTAACAAGCTTTTGTAAAAACTGTTTAGCGTTTGTTGGATTCTGTTTATAAATTGCATCAAAATAACTTTCAACAGTATCATTATCTAAAGAATATTGACGACCTGAACCATATCTTTTTTCTGCCCAACTTGAAGTATCACCTGAACTTGGAGCCACAGTTTGACTGGTCGATTGACTAGCAGATGTACTAGGTTGTATTTGAGTTGCTACAGGTGTAGTTACTTGTGGAGTACCAGTATCAGACATACTTACAATTGGACTTGTTACTGGTTGTTCTCCAGTAGCATTTAAATAATCATAATAGAAATTTGTTAAAAAATTAGCAAGTTTGGTGATTCCAACTTTTCCCTTATCTCTAGGAAAGCTATTTTGTATTTCTTTTGCTATTGTTTTAACCTGAGCCATTACATTACTATCAAATACTTTAAACTCAGGATGCTTTTGTTGTATGCTTCTTGCCCAAGGCACGTACCAACGATTTGTGATAAAATCTTCAACACTTATGTCTGCTTCGTTAAGCATTATAATACTTTCAAAAATTTGATTTAATTTTTGAAATTCTTTATTTCTTGCGTTTTCACGCATTTGTAAACCTTTAATACCCAATTTATTATTTGGACTTGTTGTAATAGATTGATTTGTTGCAGGTGTTTGGGACGTTGGTTTTGTTTTGTTCTGCTGTCTTGCTTGTACTAATGCTCTATCTAAAAATTGTGCGGTGTTTGGATCCGCTGGTTTATTTTTATCATCTCTCCAACCAGCTTGTCCTTTTCTATATGTTTTACCACCAAATGTAATAGGTTCTGATACTTTAGCTTGTGCTGTAGCAGTAGTTGGCTGTGTGGCAGTAGTTGGCTGTGTGGCAGTAGTTGGCTGTGTAGCCTGCTGTGCTGTTGATTGGGCTGGTTGTTGTGCTGTAGTAGGTTGAGGTTGTTGCCCAAGAGTAGGTTCAACCCTTTGCTGTGTGTTTACAGGTCTTACTGAGCTAGGAGTACCTGTTAAGTTTAATAGGTTAAAATCTTGGGCACGTTGTAATGATGAAGAAAGGCTTTTTACAATATCGTTTACAAACTTTCGTTCAGTCTTTTCAGCACTGGCAGGTAGTTGTCTAAAAAACTTTTTAATTCCACCAATAATATCAGCTTCATTAGTTTGTTGTTTCATTTCCTGAATTTTCATCTTTCTTCCTCAATGTTTTTGCAAACTTATTTTTATCTTTATTTTTTATGGCACTTAATAACCTACGCTCCAAAACTTCTGCCTTTTCTTTGGGGTAGTTGCGGTTAATTAATTCAAGTAAATTAATAGCACTAGTAATAATGTTTGTGGCACGGTTTTCAATCAAATGCTTAACATCACGGTTATTACCAATTTCTTCTAATTCTTCTAATAAACTGCGAGTTTTCTTTTGCATAAATGCGTTTTCCTATTTGTATTTATGCTAATATTACTTTTGGGCTTGCAATGTCTTAAGCAAAGATTTTAATTTACTACTTTGAACATCAGCAACAACGTTTGGAACATTTTCATTACTATCAACTTGTGCTGTTTGCGGAGTAATGTTTGGGCGAATTTTATTTAAAATATCATTCGCACTGGGCATAGGTACATGACTAGGAGCGTTGGTTGTTGAGTTATCTGTAATTCTTAGTGTATCTACATTAAAATCTAACTCAATCTTTTGTCCTACACCACTACTACTTCTAGTTTTCATCAATTGTAATTGATATTGTCCACGCTCACGCATACTACGGCTAGTGAAAATACCAAACACATTATCTGCTGTATTGATTTTACTAATACCACCACTAATATGACTATGATCGAATTCAATTTCTTCTACTGCGTTACGATTTAACTGACTTGCAGTTACAAATAATATGTTCATTTCTTTGGATAAATTACGCAATTCCTCACTAACGTACTTATCTTTTACAAACAAATCACTAGGACTTACTTTTGCACTGATAGGCATTAACAAATCCAAATAATCTAAACACATAAAATCTAATTTCATTCCTGTTTGTACTTGCAATTCTTTACAATATGCTCTTATATCATTCACGGTGCTTTGTGCAGGCATATATTTGATACGGAACTGTGTTCCCATTTTTTTGTGAAACATTTTTAGTTTCATTTCAACATTATCCAGTTCCCTAAAAATATCCCGAGTACCAATATCAGTCATCATACTATCCATACGCATAGCACAAAGACCTTCATTCAATTCAAGTGTAATATAAACACCATTTAATCCTGCATTTATCCAATTCACTGCAAGATTTTGCATAAACAATGATTTACCAGATCCACTTCCCCCAGCAAAAATTTGCAACTCGCCACGATTGAATCCCCCATATAACTTTTGATCCATTGCAGGCCATCCAGTGCTATTTTGTCCATTATTGCTTTTAAGTTGCATTAATCGACCTTTAGGGTCTGCAAAATAATCAGTACCCATGTCTTTTTGTAAACCAATCTCAATAGCATCTTTTAATGTTTTTAAAATTAAATTGTAGTCACCCTTATCATGCAATTGTACTGCTTTGAATAATGCCCTTTCAATTTCATTTCGTTTTGTAAATAATTCAAACTCATCTAAAAAATAGTCATTTTGTGATTCGTGAAAGTTTGATAGTACTTCTACATCTATTCCTGTCTCTGCTTTAATTTGTATTGCATCGGGCAACAAACTATATTTCTTGGCATGGTCAATTAAAAAATCAATAACAGGACGCAAACTTTTATCAAAATTATCTGGATTTAAAATATTTTGTACTCTAGTAAAAAGTTCAGCATTGGTGACCATCATCCGCAAAAACATTAACTGTTTTTCTACGCTAAATTCTTTGCTTAAGTTTTTTTGTGACATGTAATTTCCTCATTTCATTATGTACTTTGCTACTTGATGCATGACTGATGATACTTAGTAGTGTAGGTAATTTACCATAACGTACTACTGCATCGTTTATATCTTTTACATTATAGTGCCATTCAGGTATACTTACATCATAACCCAATTCTAATGCACGTTCAACTGTCTTTAATCCTGTTGTGTCCATATCAGGAACAAAAATAATTCGTTTGTTTAGTTGACTTAGTATTTGTGCCTGTTCGTTGCTTATATTGTTATGTGTTAATGCACAACCTTCTATACTTATAGCATCGAAAATTCCTTCACACAATATACAAAATTCATTTTCAGGCTTTTGTAAGTCATACCCAAACACATACCCAGGTTGTTGTTCATTAATATACTTTGGTTTCCTATCATCTAAAAATCTACTTGTGCACCCTACAATTTTATTCATATATGTGAAAGGAATAATTATCCTATTCTTATATCTACCAGCAGCGTTAGGAGTAATTAAAAATGGATAACTACTTACAGTCAAGCCACGCTTTTCTAAGTAATCAATATATATTTTATGATTATAATTATTTTCATCAATTAATTCAGCTTCAGGTAATGTAAAATCAGTAAACTTTATTTTCTTTTTTTCTTTTACTTTTTTACTATAATCAAATAAATCTTTTTGTTGTAAACTTTCAACATTCCATCTATTAATTTGAGCTTCATCTACACCAGACCAAGTTAATAACTGTCTAGCGTTTTTCGTAATACTTTTTCCTATGAAAAAGCCAGCTTTAAAACCACAATTGAAACAGTGAAATGACCAACCATTATCTACAAGTTTAATGCCACCACGCTTTCTAGTATCAGCACGGTGTCCTCGATATTGGCAACATATAGCGTTAAAGCTATACCAACCACTTTGGCTTAATGACTTTTTACCTGGTACAATGGTTAGGATATCAATCATCTTGTGAGTTTAACACACAAGTTAATAATCTTCAAGTCTATTGGACTATCTTGCTAGTATATTTGTGACCACACCAGTGTTACTTGTAAATACTGTCCTAACATATGGATGATAACCATTTATAGTCCAACCATGTGTATCACTATTGTTACTATACTCATCACTAGTTATAATTGGATACCAATCAGTTCCTTGTTGGTTACAAGTACCTTCAAAAGCAACATAACCATTATACTCAGCTAGTGTTAATTGTATTGTAAGAATTGGATTATCATTAGTATTAATAATACTACTATAATATACAGTATTATTTGGTAACACATTATTAATACTATTATTGCTATCCAAATTGGGAAAGGGTTGTCCAGTTGGAATAGTCACACTTTCGCTTGGGACAAAGCTAGGTAACACACTATTTACGATATTCATATCACCACGAGCGCCTGCATTTTGATCTACAAAAACAGGGTAGTCAAATTCACCAACTGGAATCTCAAGTGAATAATATCCTTTCTGAGGATCAATATCTTCAATTTCTGCTGCATTTAAAATTAATGCAGCAATACCTGTTGCTGGTAGTTGTAATGTTAATGCCTTTTTTACTAGTACAGAAGTACCTGCATTATTCATTACTCTGCAAATAATCGTTTTTCCTGTTATATCAACAGGTTTTTGTTCCTGGTTCAAAAATTGAAACTGGATTTGATTATCTACACCTTTATTTAAAGTTAATGGTTTGGCATATACTGGCATATATTTTCTCGGACTTAAACCTGATAATAAGACAACAATCTGTCTTTGAGTATAAATGAAAACTGAAGTAGAATACACATTAAATGCTCCTTATACTATTTATAATATAGAAATAATTAAAAAGGTAAAATATGTGTAAATATTATTTGGATTCTATAATTTAATGATAAAAAACGATTTTTTAAGAAAATTGAGCGATACACATCCATTTATGAGTGTTTGTTCATATGCAAATCAAGAATATGTTGGTATAATTCAAAACCGTGATGATATTGTCACCACACTATATGACTATGGATCAATTGTTGATAAAGAAGTTAAACAAAAATTCCTAGAACTCGGTGATGTTTGGTGGTGGGAAAGTAATAGATTAATACCAATAAATTTATTTTTAAAAGATGAATGGAATGTGTTTAGACCATTCTTAAGAACTTTTAATACAAAAAGCCTACTTATAATACATGGACCAGTATGTAGTATGCATGAACTTAACAAACGAAGAATAAAAAGGCGTAGTATTACACTAGTTAAGCGTATGCCCTAACTCATTTAACAAATTCATATGTACAACAACCAAATGTGCATAACTTATTGAATGACTTTTTTTGAATTGATATCCATCAACTTCCTTTTCCCATACACTTTTTGCAACTTCAACATAAGGTCTTCCAATTAAATATCGTTTGCTAGGACGGATAACAGCTAAAAACATAGCCAATCTTGGAATACTATTAATAGGATCAGGCATTTTTTTCATGGTATCATAATGATTGCCTATATGAATTAACTTTTCAAAAAACTCTCTGTCATTCAGTTGTTCCCACTTTGGTTCACGCATTAATTCTATTAAATGATTTTCATCACGGACTTTATTATAAACATGAACGTTCAATATATCTAACTTAGTATATCCTCTTGATTCTGCTAAATCATAATCGATACTACACATATCGTTTATAGGATCATAAGGCACATCAGTTATGTATATACCAGTTGGATGTTTTTTAATAGTATCATTTTTTCTGATACTTGCGGGTATATATTCTATTAATGATAATACTTTATCACGATCTCCAACATCAATATCAATATCGCTACGGTTCATAGTCCAACTTCACGAAATTTTTTATAAGCTTTTTGTACCACAATAGCTTGTCGTTCTGCATCTTCTACTGCTCTATGGCTTGTGACATGTCCTCCGTCTTTAAGTTTAACTCCCGCAATTTCGTATAAAGTTCTAGTATCTCTAACAGTATAAAAAGGCCAAGGAATAGGGTTAGGCTTATCAGTGAGTACCTGTCTAAAGGCTGTTTCAGCAACGACCACATCAAATGAAGCACCATTACTCCATACAGCACGACGGTTCCAACAAAACTTATAAAGTATCTCCATGCATTCTTTAAATGATATGCGTCCCCTGTCACTGAGTGCTTCTTCCAATGCTTCAGGGCTTTGCTCAGACCACCAGCGTAAAGTATCATCGTTAATTACTCTATTGTAAATTTCTGTTTGTTCTTCTACAGTAGGACGCAATTCTAATTTTTCTACCACACCATTTCCATGTGGATTAAACCGTACTGCACCAATTGTTAATATTACACAGTATGGAGAGGTGTCTAATGTCTCCATATCAATCATTATATCATTGCTCAACTGTTTTCCTATAAAAATCGTAAGTTAAACAATACTAACTCTTTTTCACTACCTAAGTAAATTCTTTTGGTATAATTGTCTGAGTGCCAACACCAAGCCGTGTTATGATGTAATACAATATTAGTAGAAGTTGGATCCTTGTAATCATCTAACCATTCATGTATTTCTTTGCTTGGCCCAAAAGTAGTCCAGCACCACTCACGCAATTCAAAAAAATCTCGTTTTCTTGTTAACCCATATGCATTACTTTGAACAATATACTTAAAATCACCGAAACCAAGAAATCGTCTATCAACTTTGGTTACTTTATTCATTTTACCCCCAAACTAACTTAAACCAAGTATAATCTTTTTCATAACGAAATTTTACATGAAACTCATTAAATTGTAAACTCCAACGGCAATGTCTTTCAACATGACCTAGATTTTGATACATCCATTCTATTATAAATTGACACTGATCACCAAATTCAATAAAATCGTCCAAATTACTATGTATAGTAATAGTATACCAATTCGGTTTATCGTTCGGAAAACCTTTTCGTATATCATACCAATGTTCATGCCTCATAACCATTTTAGTATAAAGAAACTACTGTCTTTGCTTTCAACAAAATGAAAGTATATAGTATAATCAAATGGATGTTCATGTGTATATGACCAATGCCAATTAATATTTTCTGATCCAATATATTTTGTACACCAACTAATAATTTCTTCTAATATTAATTTTTGATTATCACTAATTTTAACTTTATACATAAATTTGTCAGTCATATCAATAATTAAATTTTAATGAAAAACCATAAGCAATATCACTATGATTACTCAATCCTAAATAATTATTTCTATACTCACTATAAATCAATGTAGATAATTGCTTATAGTTATATTTATGGTAAACTCCTAATCTATGTTCTTTCACACTTGTAGATAAATTAGTTACACTAATTGTGATAATATTAAAGTTCTCATCAAGCCCAATCGGAACATTCATATTAGCAGTAGCACTGTTCAATGTAACTGGTTTGTACAACATCATACCAAATGTATGACGGACCATATTTTGTTCAATTCCTAATGTATATGTACTACTATAAATGTTTGAAAGTTTAGTAATGTTGTCACTGCTACTTCTTGTATTTGTATAACCAGCGTAGTAACTACCATATAATGTAGTGTTGTTTAACATTTTGTTATAGCCTACACCAACATAACCTGTTAAACTGCCTGCGTTATTACCTGATCCAGTAAAGCTTCCCAAACTATTACCTAACCAACTAGTATTTTCATACATAATGCCCGTGTCAAATGTAAAGTCATTTATATGATATTTTGTTTCTGACATGCCAGGGCTAAACTGTGGCTGTAATGAATCATAGTATAAGTTGTAAGTAAAGTTGTTGATCCGATTACTAACAACTTGATTTACATTATTGACTAATACATATGGGTTACGATGTTGATAAGTTAATACTGACTGATTTAATTTATAGTCTGTAGATTTTTTACTTGCTACAAAAGTTTCAGGCTTTACATAGAAGTCACGCTCATAACTATCAACAACCATTACTCCAGTCAAATTAATTTTAACACCACTAGGTGTAAATATCAAAGGTTTTATATTTTCAATAATTGGCCCAGACAATCTTCCTGTAGTTGGAATACCTACAATACCAACTGGTCTTGTAGCACGCTCTAGGTCAAGTAATCCTTGCCCATGAACAAGCCTGTTATAAAATGGAATATCTTTATTGGCAGTACTTAATAATAGTCTTACAATACTAGCACCTTTCATTTGTGGCCATTGCTGATGAATCAATGCCACTGCTCCACTAACAACAGGAGCTGACATACTTGTGCCAGTCATCATAGCGTATCCATTACTAGCTAAACTTGTTGGTACACTACTTATTATTCTTGTACCTGGAGCAACCAAATAGTAATTGTACATGTAATAATTATCAACACATAATTGGGAATTCATCAAACCTCGTACACTAGATTGACACAAATGCCCTGCATCATTACTTGTATTGTTTATTGAATTTGTGTTTGCGTCATAATTACCAACAACAATTACCCTGCCACCTAATAGTAAGTTTTTATTACTATCAGCAAATGTTGCTAATTGAGTAAGTCCTGCTGTATATGGTTGACCATTATTCCCAGAACTAATAACAAGTACCATTTCTCCCTGTAATTGTTTTGCTATATCTGGTAAATTGTTTAGATAGGGAATAGTATTTGTGTTTGTAAATGCTGTAATATATTGTCCAGGTATGCCCTCTTTTGGCTGTAAAATATAAGCAGGTGGCATAAAGCCCAAACTTAAATTTGCTACATCAGCACCAAGTTTATTTGCCCAACTTAATGCTCTCAAAACTTCGGGCATATCCATGTTACCGTCATCAGTAACTTTAGCAATTGCTAGTTTGGCATCGTAAGCAACACCTTGAATACCTATTCCATTTTTAGCAGCAGCGGCTATACCAGCAACGTGTGTTCCATGCCCAATTTTATCTAGATAGTTTTTACCAGCACTAAAGTTTTCTATGTAAAGAATTTTATCTTTAAACTCAACATGGTTAACATCAATACCGCTATCAATGATAGCAATTAGACTATTTTTACCAGTGTATCCACGGGTATAAGCAGATTGTGCGTTAATACTAGTAAGTACACGACTACCCAAATATTCAGGATTATTGTTGAGTTGCCCGAATGATAATGTGGGTAATAATGCTAGTATGGGCAATAATTTTTTCATATGACTTTACTTTAAGTTATTGATGTAAGATTATATCAACAAAGCTATTTATTGAACAGTTAATTGGCTAAAGCCATAATAATGAAAAATATACTGCGTCCTCTTCCTTTTTAAAAATAAAATCCATAAAATCAGGATCTACTTGAGTGATGTAATCCTTTCCAGGAATACCATACTTGTCAATTACCCAAAATGTAACCTTATTAAAAAAAGGATCAGCTTGAGTTGGTGTCCAATATAAACGGACTGAGTATTTAAAATCTACTCCCATTAAGTTGTTCCTTAATATTGTTAACTAGTTCAGGATTACGCTTAAATTTTATTGCCCATTTTTCAGGATCAATATAGTCAATAATAATTTTTTGTTGAGTTTCATCAATACTACTTAAAAATTTAAGTCCGTTTTCGCTCTGATATAATATCCATGGACTTATTTTACCTACAGTAATCATATAACAAATTTTGTTTTTATTTCCGTATTTTAGATAATCGATAGGAATAATATTTTCTTCTGTTGCCAACTCACCTAGTGTAGTTAAACTTCTTTTAATAGCGTCATTTGGATCTTCAATACGCAAATATTCAAGTAAATATCTTGTGTAATTAGTATCTGAATTCCAATTATCAATACTAATCTTATTTTTTAATAACCAGTCAGTATACCTGCTTACATTAATTGCATTTATTTCATAACAATAAGTACCAAACTTTGCGAATGCTGTGTAGTAACTGCTTTTGATATAGTCCAAATAAGTGTTTTTCTTAATATTTGCTGTATGGTTTTTATAAAATTGTATCCAAGCTTGGAACCCAATTTGGTTACCTCGCTTATCCTTTTCTTGCCAACGATGTTTGTACTCACAAATATGTTTTGCGATTGTAGATTCACGCAAAAATTTACGATTGCAGAAATCACAACTATATTCAAGCTTATTGGTTTCCACTGTCAATTTCATATTCCTCTATTTCTTGTTCGCTAACAATTTTGCTTAGTAATTCAATATCTTCATGTTTTAAATCACTGAACTTTTTAGCCAAATAAACTTTTTTACTTTGTTGAATAACAAAATCGTTACTAAGTTTTAAAATGTCATCGTCGTTTAATTTCGGATAAATCTTTTTGTAATATTCTGTGATATCCTTTTGTTTTGCAACATCATTTAATTTAGATACTTTACCGCTGATTTGCGGAATCCATTGATGAAATTGTTTCCCAACGCCTGGACTACTTGCACACAACAACAGCCATTGTAGTTTAGGATTTTTTTGTATGTTTTCATTGAAAAAATACTTATTCGCATGATACTCGGTACTCATCAAGTAATACTTTTGAATTTCGCTACTACCTTTAATATTACTTACCCAATTAATAAGCATAAATGGAACAAACTTTTTCTTTTGTTCTTCACTAAGCCTATCATAATAACCATAATCTTTCTTATCAATTGCAGCTAATGCTTCAAACAAATTAAAGTCTGTTTCTGAAAATTTTTCATCAACGCTTATTTGTGATTTTTTAGTAGCCATTACCAAGCCGATCTATAGTCAACAATTTCACAATTACGACTTATTTCTTTTACAAAGTAAATACATTTTGGTTTAGATCCATCTTCAATGGGTACACATAAAAACTGACCATTTCGTAATCTGGGCGCATACCAAGTTACATCATTCCAAATATCAATAATTTCAATAGGCTGAAAAGTTGGGTTATAACTTGATAATGGATTAAACTCAAATGCACTGAATCCACGATCATTTAAACTACTTAATGGTAATGTTTCTAAATCGCCATGATCTTTTTCTCCAATTAATACTTGCCAATCAACAGGCATCTTCAAAGTTTTGTTACCTACTTTTAAAACAAGTGCAGGACTATTGAATGATTCTAAAAAGATTAATGGGATATAGTAATAATCAACATTTTGTGGATTACTATTATCCAATATTGCAAATCTCAAATCATCAATTTCTTCTGGTAATGTTTCTAAATCGTAACTTAGGTTATCTAATAATAATATTCTCATAGTCTGTAGTGTAACATAGATTTAATTAAAAATCAATATGACAATTTCTCCATTGTGAAAGGATATGCTGCTTCATTATAAAAAGCTTTACGCTGTGTTAAATGTCTTTTGGCAAACTTACAAGTGCTGGTCACATCCCATATCTGCACAAAATCTTTATCTTCTGCTTTACGAATGCCTCGTCCAATACTTTGTATTACTCTGACGAAACTTTTTCCAGGCTCAATCAATACCAAATTAAAAATTCTTGGTATGTTAATGCCAACTGCTGCTACTCCGTAAGTAGCTACAATAATCTTATTAATACTTGTAGCAACTTCATCATATTCTTCTTTTCGTTCTGTAAGTTTTGTTTCCCCTGATATAAAAACACTACCTGACAATCTATCAACCAATTGTCTGCCTGGCAATACTCTATCAACCAATACCAAAGTGTTTCCAGTTTCACTAATTTTTTCTACTAAACTTGCAACAGCATCAAGTCTGGATTCATTTTCAAGTAAGTATTTTAGTTCAGCTTGATAATTTTTAAATTCTACATCATCTTTTAGTTGCACAATGTTTACATGACACTTTGCTAAAACACCTTTTTCTTGTAATTCACTTGCGGCTAATTTATTAATGACTGGACCAAGGCTTACTATAATTGATAATCTATCATGATCTGCTTTGGGAATTGTTCCAGTCAGTCCCCAACGAATTGGAACATTTGCCATGACATTAGTTAGTAATACTTTTAGGGCATCAGCTTTTGCCATATGTACTTCATCAACAATTACACAAATAACACCTTCTAAAAAATCTTTTATTGTAAATTCTGCTACTCCATTTTTACTGTCTTTAAGAAGGTTATTTAAACTTTGCCAAGTACAAATTGTGTGTGTTTTGTTAAACTCTTTTCGATCACCAAAGTACACGCCAACATCCAAACCCATATTAATATAGTCTGCCTCAGTTTGTACTACCAAACTTTTGTTTGGTACTATGACAATACTGCGACCATATGTTTCAACACTATGACTAAGTGCGGCTGTCATAATTGTCTTTCCTGCACCAGTAGCAACTTCTTGTAATGCCTGCGGATTAGTTAAAAAGTTGTTTATAATTTCTACTTGATAATCACGCAACAAAATTGGTTGCCCTTCAGCAACATGACCTTTGGGCCAAACTTTGTTACTATAAGTAGATTCGGACACTTGATTGAATTGATATGTTATAGATTTTTCCCTAAGGTCTTCTAATTCTATTTCATACCCATCATTATCTAGTAAAGGAATAATATCTGCAAGTAAATTAATATAAGTTGAACCTGCTATACTGAAGTAACTTGTTTTACCATTCCATCTTCCTAGTTTTACACTGGGCAAGTACCTTGCTCCAGGAACTTCAAACTCAAACTTTTTGACTAGTTTTTTGCGTATGTCTAAATCCAAATCAAGTAGCTTGGCATTGACCTCATCTTTAATTACAATTTTACATTTTTTCATAGGTTAACTGGCTTATCATTAAGCATCGTGATTACTTTGCATACACTATATGTGAAATCTTTATATCGCATTGGATATGTCGATACCAATGACCGTAAGAATATAAAAGGTTTTTTCAAATCAGTGGGTAGTGTGTTTTTATTTACTATAATATTTATTTTGTCACTGTATTTAAAAATTTCAGACTTGTATTCTGTTGCATTAGCCAATAGTCTATTAACAACTAAAGTATCAATACCCAATCTCAGCGCATAATCAACAATCTTGCCTAACTCACTAAGATTTACTTCACTTTCAAACTCTCCAACAAATTTTAAAAACTCATCATTATTAGTAACACTTTCGGAAATAGTTATTCCGTACCATGACAACTTAAATAAATTTATAGGATCATCATCAAAAGTTATGTGACTTATTTTATCATAAAGGTCTTCATTGCAAGCCAATACATAATAGTTGTTTTTAATTTTTACATAGGTAGGATTAAAATATTTGGCAGTAATACTTAATTTATCTACTACTTGTTGCAGATTGTCGCAGAGATTTAGTTTAAAAAATTTAGGAACAAGGGTATATATAATTTTAAAATTGATAGTTGAAAAATTACAAGTGTAACACTTTTTAGTAAAGTCCCATTTAATATCATTTGACTTATTGTGTTCAAGTCTTTCAGTTAGTGCATTAATAAAATTTTTACTAAATGGAACTCGTAATTCGATTGTGTTGTTTAAAAGTTTAGCAAATGCTTCTGTATATTCTATGCCAGTTTCTACTAATTCACAATTCCATTTTAAACTTAATATGGTCATAAAATTTATATTGGTATGTTGTAATTGTTTTTTGTACTTGACAAGTAATTTTTCAAACAACTGATTTTGGTTAGAAGTAACAAATTTGTTTTTCCCAACAAGCAATAATAAGTTATTTAAAAATTTGTAGTCATACTTGTTAAGTCTATAATTGCCAGTTATAACATAACTAAGGAAATCTTCACGGTGTGTAAACATCATAATATTATATGTGATATGTAAACAAATAGCAAATAATAAGGAAAAAAAGGGAGCCTAGGCTCCCTAAAGTACATCGTGTGTATACTTAACTGCGCTTCATCACAGTAGACTCGGCAAGCAAACGCCAGTTACTGGGAGACACTTTTACCAAATCAGCAATCTTAAGTGCCATTCGCAGTGACAACTCACGCAGTTTGTTTTTGTTAGCCTGCATGAAGTCTAATATCAATTCATCTTGTATACTATCTTCAAAATTATAATCCTTGAACAACCCACCATCGGTGTCACGATGAACCTGTTTGATGCGTAAAATTTTATCACGCTCGGTATCAATAGTAAGGTCAAGAAAGTGACAACGACTTTGAAGTGCTTCCAAATGATCCTGCAACTTTTTACTCTTGAGATTTTCAAACTTCAAGTTGGTAATGAATATTGCTGAACCTTTAAACTCAAACTGATCGGGTACACCCTCACGGCGTAGCATAGCACTGTCACTGTTCCAGCAAATGCGTCTACGCTTGCCTGAATCAAGTGCGGCTTTTAAAATGTTCAGTGCTAAGTCATCCTGAAAAACTGAATCGCAGTCATCAAAGACCAATACATTTTTAGGATCGCTGTACTTAAAAAGTGTACAGTATAGCCCAATTGGGGTCATAGCACCTTTAACAATTTCAAAACGAACCTTACGCCCAGCAATCTTATCAAACATTGCTGCCTTTTCAAGTTGCGTTTCCACACCAAACGACTTACCTACACCTGGGGGACCTGACACAATCATAGCACGGATATCACCTTGAATACATGCTTTGCTCATTTCATCAAGTATACCAAATCTTGTAGCAATGCGGTTCATTGCTTCTTCATCTGATTCCTTAACTTCGGGCTTAACAAATTTTACAGTGTTTTCCAAAACTGTTTCTCCATTTGTATATTCAAAATCTTCAATATTATCTACTTTTACTTTAACATTGTCAATGTCAATGGCGAACTGACCATCGTTTTTTACAGTGACATAGTTGCCTTTTACACCTTTAGTAAAGCCTTTTACTAAAGTAAAATTAATGTTTCTGACTGGTTGATTACGA